CTGATGATCAGTCTTTAGTTGCAAGTGGTGCATTAAACATTGATATAACCACTAACCAAGGTTCTGAAACTGCCGACTTCTATCCCGACAACTTCGGCCCTGCTTCTCTTAGTGAGGCTTTCATGGTAGTCAATGATTCACTTTACCTGGTGATCGGTAATGATGGTGGAACTGTAGCTCCAGCAGGGGGTATTGACATTACTGTCCGTATTCGCTGTAGAGTAGTAAAATTGTCAAGCAAGGATTGGATGGCAATTGCAATTCAAAGTACTGCTAGTGATAACTGATGGTTAAGATCCATGGTAACTACTGTGGTCCCAACTGGACCGGAGGAATGCCCTACGCTGCAAGTGACAGTCGAGTTGACTGGTCGGTTCCGTGCGTGGACTCGCTTGACTGTGCGTGTAAAAAGCATGATCGTGATTGCTCTCATCCTAAAGGTTGTAGTGCTAAAGCAGATCGTGCTTTGATACGAAGTGCTGCTAGAGTACGTTTGTTTAGTCTTAGTGATCTAATGCGTAGGAAAGCGGAAGCAATAATTACTGCCATCACTGTGGCTAGCCTAACTAGGAAGCGATAACATGGCTAGTGAATGCAGTAGAAGTTACGAGGCAGGTTATGCTGATGGATATAATCGTGGAGCCTTAATCGCTCTACGGGAAGTTGAGGAAGGCAACATGGATAGTGCTGATGATTGGCGTAACGTTGCTAGTCCTAGGATTCATACAAGCTCTAAGTCGAAAGCACAAGATAAAGACATTGCAAGAAGAATGGCTACTAAGAGTAAAACCAAAAGAAAGGTTTCACCATATCAAAAGAAATATGGATCTATATTCACTAAACTAAAGAAAGCACATCCACGCATGAAGTTCGGAGCACTTTCAAAGAAAGCCCACGCACAAACCAGAAAGGAGATGAAGAAATGACAAGAGCATTGGTAGGAGATAGAGTCCTAAGTTTGAACGTACCTCATTATCTGGGGGTTTATGTTGATCCTGCATTACAATGGCCCGCCTCTAATGGTTGGCAATCAACTTCTACTGGAGTTTACCATGAACAGTATTTCGATTTGTCAGGATATGAACTCGATGACCTTACGTTAGTTCCTAAGTTCATGCAATTGCAAGATGGCGGTAATCCGTATACCGGTGGAACTGGAGTAACCTCACTCCATGTTTGGGATATCATTAGTCAGGAGAGATTAGATCCTTCACAATTTCTCGCCTATGCACTAACTGGAGATTTCCCTAGTTCTCCAGATACAGAACAAGATTGGTCCCAGATTCTAATGTGTAATAAGAGATACATGACTGGTCAAACTGTATTCAGTTCGGCCAATCTATTCTTGCCCGCAACGTCGGGAGCATTTGGCTCATCAGAACCTACCGCGGTTGCTAAATTGTGGTGCTATCGAATAATTGTCACTGGTGGCGCACTGGAAACAGGAGACACATTGAATATACCTGCAACAAGATTCATTCTTGGTGGTACAGTAATTGATGAACCCGATCTTGAATACATGATGCGTCTAAAACGTAGTTATGAATTAGGGACCGATGCAGTATGAACTTACTTGCAATTCGAATTAATTCTTTACGACTAGCTAGTTTATTCTATCAAACCAATAAACCAATCATAATTGAAAATAAAATTCGCTCCAAATACGAATTAGACGTCATAGGACATTATGAGCGATTCGGATGGGTTGAAAAACAAGACAGACATATTATTGACAATTATCAAGAGAAACGTGAGGGACCTGATCGTAGTTATCCAGAACGAGATGAACGCGTTCGAGACCATCCTAGTCAATATGATGAACCAGAGTGGAAGCAAGACCCTGAATATCCGTTTGAAGACTTCAACTACGGTCCTTAACTAACCTTCAGTGCGACAAGAACCGCAAACAGGACATAGATCCAACATCACCAACATTTGATTATCGAATGGCATTTCACAAATGTCTTCGATTGACCAATTCTTTTCACAATCATCACAATAAATCATTCTAAATCCTCCAATATTGCAACAAAGTATTCAGGACAATGCTTGTAATGACAGACTAAAGAGTGAGTCTTTTGTGATTGATCGCATGCATAACACCACTTCCATGGTGTTTTGTCTTCTAATTCCTTCTTCTTGTTACGTTCTGATCGTAATTGGTCTCTAACCCACTCCGAGAAATTAGACTTCTTCTTTGCTAATTCCCATGCTTCGCTATCTAATGTGACATTTATTGGTCTCATATTACTAGCCACTGAGTTTTATTATATGAATTATGCGCACGCATAGCGTAAACTCCCTAGTAGGATCTAGATTTGAGTAGGAATTATTAGGGGGGATAATATATTGGGTGGGAGGGGAGGGGTTGGTGGTAGTGATTGTAGGGAAGATTAATCCTAGGGTTTAGTTTATACACCGCTTTAGTATAGCGGAGGACATGGCAACAGCAAAGACAGGTAGTTTTTACCTGACAGAAACCGTAAACTTACCCGCTGCAGCAATAGCAGGTACTAGATCCCAAGGAACTATTGATTTGGGAGCGTATGTAAATGTGCCAACTGGTCAAGCAGTAGCAATTGAAGAAGTGGACTTTATTATTCAGCAAGGGGGAGCAGTTCGCTCTCAAGAGTTCCAAACAATGCTAGGTACGGCAGGTTCGTTCTCCTTCCAATTAGCAGATTTAAACCCAGCCACCGCATTTCTCCGTGCTGATGATCAGTCTTTAGTTGCAAGTGGTGCATTAAACATTGATATAACCACTAACCAAGGTTCTGAAACTGCCGACTTCTATCCCGACAACTTCGGCCCTGCTTCTCTTAGTGAGGCTTTCATGGTAGTCAATGATTCACTTT